TTTTTTTTATTGAATTGTCCGACAACAAATAGAAATTGAAGATATATTAACCATACATATTTCATGGCTCTCCTTTGATTTTTATTTACTTACAAAACCATTTTTGTATACTACACCATTTTTAGTTTTAAGTGCAGTAAGTATTTTTCTACGATTTCCCATCAAGTTGTAACTACAATGTACCCATCCACTATTCGGATCAACACCATCATAAAACTCTAAGATGATTTGATCAAAATCCAAATTCTTAGTAATCCATTTTGCTAAATCTGGATTTGGTGTGGAAAAAGATTCAAAATCTCCAGCCTGGCCATTACAATGTTGGCTTGTTTTAGATCCACCCACTTTTGCATTTAATGCAGGGCTTCTATATCCAGAATTAATTGTAATAACACCAAACTTTTCTCTAACTGGTTGCAGAATATGAATTGCAAGATGTGTTAGATTTACAAGATGATATAAATTGGGAGTGTTATCCACATTCAATCTTTCTGCCGTGGCACTCTTTGTCAGTTCTGATAATGCAAAGTTTTTTGATAATCTTACTATATCTCCGGCCATATTATACTCCTTTTTTCTCTATATCAACTGATCCAGTAGTTGGATCATACGAAACTGTAAATGTTATTTCTATTGGTTTAAGTGTCCCATCAGCTTTCATTATGGGCAATTTACCTTCAACTGCTCCCATCAATGCATCTTTAGCATTTGTGAAAGTATGTGCAGGATCATCTTTTATAAATTTATCCAGTTCTTTTTTTGCCTCTTTTGGAAGTAAATCATCTATCATACTTTCCACATGCTCTGTTGCTAAATCTGTTGCTTTGTCTACGACAAGACTAGAAATAACATTAAATAATAATAACGGTAACATAATAATCTCCTTTATTTAATAAAAAAATACCCCACTAAAGTATATATTACTTCAGTGGGGCAGAAGAAAACTTATTTCACAGTTTTAACTGTTCTTTCTCCAATTGGAATCAATTGGGGTTTCTTTTCTTCTGGTATAACACGTTCAAGATTAACAGTCAACATGCCATTAATCAAATCCGCTCCCTTCACTACCATGTCATCAGACAAGGTAAAACTTCGGGAAAATGCCCTCTTGGCAATTCCACGATGAAGGAATTCACCTTCTTCTTTATCCGGTTTTGAACGGATAGTAATTACACCTTCCTTGAGTTCCGCCTCAATGTCTTCTTTTGAAAACCCAGCAACGGCCATCTCAATGGTGTAATTGTTTTCATCCTCTTTACGGATGTTGTAAGGTGGAAATCCCCCAGAAGTTGTTTCTGTTGGGACACTGAATAAACGATTGAACACGGAATCAAAACCAACGGTCAGACCCATGAATCGTTCTAGATCGCCCGATGTGAACGGGCTGTGATGTGATAATTGAAACATAATACCTCCTTATTTAAGCAAGGTGTTATAAAATAATCCCCAATCCTTATCACTGGACTTGGGGAGAGTTATGAGGCACCACTATGGTCAACCTCAGTCTCGCCATCCTTCACCATTACATAGGTGATGAAGGCGATGTTTTAGAACTACCCAAAGTAGTTCATGCAATGAATCGGCGGTGTAGTTTCCCACACCCCTCACAATTAATTTATATTCTGTTTTCATAATTATTTATATAGACAATTAACTTATCTTTTTTTCTTTTCTGGAGTGGTTTTCATATTTTCTGATAATTGGGTTGTTAATTGATGGTCTATGGGTGATATGATATTTTTTTCCGTTTCCTCTATTCTTTTTTCTGCAATTTCAAAATATTCTTTATTTAATTCTATTCCAATAAATTTTCTTCCTGTTAATTTTGCAGATACACCACAACTACCACTTCCCATCGTAAAATCTAATACTACTTCGTCTGGGTTGCTGTATGTCATTATCAACCAGTTCAATAAATTTGTAGGTTTTTGTGTTGGATGAACTGTTTGTTGAGCACTAAAATTTCTACTTGCATGAAGAATACTTTTAGGATAACGAGTTCCTTTGTTCTCACTTTTCATGGATTTAGTATTTCCAAATCCGTATCCATGTGTATTTCTACCAGAACCATACCCTTCTGGATTTGTTGTTTCTCTTTTATAAGCCTCACCCTTCTCTATTATCGGATTGTATGTACATCCTGTCTTTCTTGAAAAGACCATAATATTTTCATGAACTTTTTGTGGTCTTATTTTTGCCAGGCCCGGACTTCCACACTTATTTTTATTCCACACCAATTCATATCGAAATGATTCTAAATTTGAACATATAACCAAAGAAGTAAATGGTTGAGATCCAAATATAAGTACATTACCATTAGGTTTAACAATACGATTCAATTCCTCCCACATTTTAGAGAAGTCGAGAATCTTATCCCATTCTATTGAAGTAGTTCCATATGGTGGATCTACACATACTATATCAACAGAAGAAGATTCTAATTTAGGAAATACATCGAAACAAGATTCATTATAAAGTGTTATATCCTGCATGAACACTTACTTTCTTTTCTACTGATTTTTTATATACACCTACTAAAAAGTCATACGCTTCTGAATGACTACGGAGAACCGGATTAGTATTTCTTCCCCAATTAATTTGAAATAATAAATTATTCCCATTTGGAGTCAATGCATACAAAGTTTTCAATGAAGTCAGATGTACTTCATTTGTGGTTTTATTCAAAACAACACAATAATAATCACGATTGTTTTCTTTCTTTCCACGTTCTTTAAGATAGTATTGAAATGTTTGCCAATCCAGAACTTTTACAATTTCATCTTCTGTAAGATCAGTTAATGCCCACAAGACCGCTTGTTTTGATGAAAAATTGTCAGCGGTCTTAAATGCCGATGATTTGATATTAACAGGCAATCCAAAAACTTTCACATCCCACCACCAACGGGCCGGAGGTCTTTCAATATTTTCTTCACCATATTTTTCTTCAAGGAGATCTATAATAGTATCTTCATCAATCGTACTATTATATCTTCCATCTTCATGATCTTCACATAATGCAATATGTGTTTCATTCAGAAACTTGACTGCATCTCTCAATTTTTTTGTCATAATTATTTCATCATAATAAATTAAAAGCCCCTAGACCAAATCCGTCTTACTGACTTACCATTTACATAGATAGACATGGTTTCAAACACATCAAAGATGGTTCCAACCAGTTTTTCCAATTCATCAACTGCACGAAGATGACCGGTTTTCACATCGATGTTTTCCCACAGGAAATTCTCGTTGCGAATTGCAATCATTTTACGCATCAATTTGTTAGCTTCTCCTACGGTTTCAACGGATTTAACGACACGTTTTCGGCCTGCTCTAAACTCAAAACTCATAATACATCTCTTTTAGAGGATTGTGTAGGATAATAATTTATCTTACACTTATATTGTATCATGATTCTGGGGTAAATGTCAAGTTTTTTCTTTTGTTTTTTTCGTTCTTTTTGTTCGATTTTTCTTTCTTCGTTCCTTTCGGTCTTTCTCTCTTTCAATCTTCTGCTGGTCATCCACCGCCCATTCTTCATTTTCTTTCATCTCTTCCTTCTTGGCAATCCATTTCTTCAATCTCTCTTCCAGTTGTGGACGAGTTTTTGCATCAAGTCCATGAGAAGCATAAGGCAAATCAGCAAGTGCTCCAAAGGTTCCATCAAAAACATAGTTACCAAGATGAGCAACATTCATCCAAGGACACATCCAGATTTTGAATCCGATTTTGATCATCATCTGACAAAAGAAATAATCTTCAGACAAATAACGATTACTCTTATTTGAGATACTTCCAAGATAGGCTTCTGAATCAATCACCGTATCGAAATACGCCATGATATCCCTATCACCCTTGAAATGCTCAGAACGATTGTGATCTGGTGTATATTTAAATTGGGGATATGCTTCTTCAAATGCTTCAAAACATCTTCGCTGGATCATCATGAAACCAGTTCCAATTTCCAATACCTCAGTTGGTTCTTGAATATGAACTTGGCTTTGTCCAGACACCGGATTAAAAACAAAATCTCCAGTGTATTTTGCTAGTTCCCCAGGATCATCATCTGCCAATCCAGCATCAACTGCGTTCCTGACTTTCTCCCAAGCAATTGTTTTCTTCGGATAAGGTCCACCTATGATTGGATGTTCATCATCACAAAGTGCAGCAAGAGACAGAACATCATCTGGCCGGAAATGAATGTCAGCATCAATAAACATGAGATGAGTATAAGGACTTCTTATGAACTCATCAGCCAAATAATTTCTTGCTCTTTGAACTAGGGATTCGTTGAATAGATAAAAGAATTTGACATCCATACCATATTTGGTTGCCAAAGTCGCAACGTCTGCTGTCGCCTTTGTGTACATTCCGGAACACATTCCGCCATACATAGGAGTTGCTATAAAAATCTTTTTCTTTCGCAACTCATCAATACCAATCTTTACATCCATTACGATACTCCAGTAGAACCAAATCCTCCGTCACGATCTGTTTTCTGTTTTGGTTTTTCTTCAGTTTCAAATATTTCAGTGGGACAATTTTCAACTAACTCTGCTTGGCATAATCGTTCATGTGAAACAATCACCCTTGACTCTTTAGCAACGTTCACAACTGCTGCAAAGACAGGTTCAACATAATCCGAATCAATTACACCAACTGAATTAACCAACATCAATCCTCGTTTCAGTGCAACACTTGACCTGGCAAACAAACGAACAGAATATCCTCTTGGAATATCAAAAATAATTCCAGTAGGTACTAATGCTCTTTCACCCGGTTCAATATTAAAAACTCCGTCTGAATTAACACTACGATTATTTTTTGGATTGTCTTCTTGCCATGCCGAATATATTGTAATATTATCGTTGGGTTTGAAGTAAGTATAAAGATCAAAACAAGCAGAATCTTCAGTTCCGTATGATGGATGGTCTACTTCATCCGCCAAACGATAATACTTTAATATTTGTTGTATATTCATTCCTCTTCAAATGTGGCTTTTTTTCCTATATTATATTTCGCAGTGAGAGTCCATTCGGGTTTTTCCTTGAACGAAATAATTTTCAATTGATTCAAGGGAACAACCGGATCAGCACTTTTATCCGAATTCACTATATTAACCAATCCCCACTCTTCCATTAAATTAGTAATCGTATTTCGTCTTGCTTCATCGTTCTCAGAAAAGTTGGTTGGTTTACCATCGAGCGCAAATAGTTCCTTAAAATGAACTATGTAATATCTACCTTGTTTGTGGAGAATGTGACAGGATTGGTAAAGCGTCTTGTCTTTTCTAGACGCCACTCCAATTCGTGTGAGGGTTTCTCTGACTTTTAAGAAATCATCAGGTTCTTTTAAAGTCACTTCTACCATATTTTCCAATACGTTTTCCATTTTATTCCTTTCTCAACCCACCAGTATCTAGTTTAGACCTAATATGTTCTATCTGATCTTCACTTAAAATGTCTACAACATCTTTTGCTTTGGTGTAGCTATATCCATAAAACTTTTTAATCAAATCAATATTATCATCTTTTGATTTCTTCAACCACTTACTATATCTCTTTCGTGGTCTGATAATATTTAGTAAAAAGTCATATTGAAGTTTATAGTCAAGAGAGTTAAATCGGTTCATTTCATTAGCATACATAATAGTATCCATGAAATACCCCAAAGATCTATTAACCAAAAATGGAATATAATCTTTCTCAACCTCTGGATCTTCATCCATAAGGTTGTGTTTCGTATCGTTTATTGTTTTTGTAAATTCAAATGGTCCCATACTCTATTATACTCTATAAAAGCCGAAAAGTCAAGCACCAACATTCCAAAACAGTGCATTTTGTTTACCATATTCTTTAATAAACGGCCAAGCTTTTGCATCATAACTGGGAACAGAAGGAAAAGGAGGTGCTTCCATCGGTTTGATATCCTTATCAAACTTATAAGGAGATTTCCAATAAATTGCTCTACCAATTTCTCTTTCATTCATCGTATGTCCAACTTGAACTACATTTACAGGAATATCAGGAAATGCCATTTGTAATCCCCTATTCAAAGTTCCACTTGAACCAACAGTCCATATTTCAGACGGTTCAAAGTCAATACACTTTCTTGCTACCTTTATTATAGAACCTAATACCGTTGGATGTTCTAACCCCAAAG